TGCCTTTCATCAACGCCCCGGATAGGGCCGCCAAAACGACGTAGGGCGACAGATGCCGCCCCACGAAAAACAGGATTGTGAAGAGAAGAAGGGCGCCTAATGCCCGCGCAGCCAGCGCCACGCCCGCCCGCACACAGCCATGAATTGCGCAAATCTCTGCGACTGGCTGATCTGGATGCAGAACCAAATCACCGACAACAAAGAAGCAAGCGTCGGCAACCAGTCCACCAGCACCCCCACGACAACAGAAAAAGAAAGAAAGTCCGCAATGTGCTTAGCGGTATCGGCGTGATCGTGGTTCATTGCAGCGCCTCCACCTGCCCCTGCAACAGCTTGATCAGCTTGTCGTTACCCTCATCGAGCCGGTCGGCCCTCTTATCCATGCGACCCCCCAGGTATTCAAATAGCCATCTCACGGCGAAGAAGGCCAAGCCTGCCCCCGCGCCGAAGCCTCCCATAGATGTGGCGAGTGTAAGCGCCTCGGCCATCAGCCGTACCGCCAGACGCCGGAATTGTAGTCATAGACAACCGACGCGAGGGTCGAGCCTCCACCAGCGGCAACACCCCAATAGTTGCCCGCCGGTGTGGCGCTGGCGTCGTTGATGAAGGCGCGCGCCATGTAGCCAGTGGACGGGGTGGGAAGGCTAGCCAGCGCGACAGGCATTTGCGCGAAGATCGCGTCGGTGTTGATCTCGTCGAGGTTCGCGTTGCCGAGGCGCATCTGATTGGAAGCCGTCGCCGCAGCACCGTTGCCGATAGCGGTCGAGTTGGTCGCTGCTGCTATGGTGTCGGACCCATACCCGATGCAGGTGTTTCCTGTGCCCGTCGTGATCGTATCGCCTGCGCTTTCGCCCACGCCCACGTTGGTCCCGCCCGTCGAGGCGTTAAACAGCGCCCTCCAACCGATGCCCGTGTTGCTAGATACCGTGGTGGATGCAAGCGCCTGGAATCCGACTGCGACACTACTGTTGCCGATGCTGGACGCTCCGAGCGCGCCGTCGCCTACCGCGACATTCTGGTTGCCCGTGGTGTTGGTCGCTGCCGCGCCGCGCCCGACGAAGGTGTTGTTCGCGCCGGTCGTGGTTGCCGTACCCGCATTCGATCCAACACCAGTATTGCCCGTGCCGGTCGAGAACTTGAGCGCAATATAGCCAACCGCCGTGCTGTCGCTGCTGGTGGTGTTGCGCTCAAGTGCGCCGGAACCAATCGCGGTGTTGTTCGTGCCGGTGGTGTTGAACAGGCCCGAGCTGTCACCGAAGAACGCAAGGCCCGTGCCGGTGGTCGTCGCCTCGCCCGACTGATAGCCGACCGCAGTGTTGCTGGAGCCGGTTGCATTGCGCAGCGCCCAATAACCTATCGCGGTATTGAAACTGTTGATGGCGTTGGAGTAAAGTGCGCGGGTGCCGATGGCGATGTTGCGTGTGCCAGAGGTGGTGCTGAAGCCCGCCAGCGGGCCGATCCCCACGTTGTCGCTGCCGGTCGTCAGAGAGTAAAGCGTAGAAGTGCCAAGGCCGCTGTTCAGTTCGCCGGTCGTGCAGGTCAGGCCCGACTTGCTACCGATAAAGGTGTTTTCGCCCCCCTCGGTAATGTCCTTGCCCGCATCGCAGCCTATCAGCGTGTTGTACTGGCCGGTCGTCAGGTCTTGGCCGGTGCGAAGGCCAACCGCCGTGGTGCAATAGCCGCCCGTCGCAAAGCGCCCGCTGTCATAGCCGATGAAGACCGAGAAGTCATCGCTGTAGTCGCCATCGGCCAGCACGTTCGCACCGATGGCGACAATGCCCTTCGCGTTCTCCAGCCCGCCCCCGCCGCCGCCCGGATCGGTAACGGCAGCGCCAGCGTTTGAGCCAAGGTAAACGGAAATCTCGCCGGGGGCCACAGGGTCAGGGCCTGCACCATTGCCGAACGTGATGATGTTGGCCGCAACGTTTGTGGTAGGCGCATTGTCAATGAAGTCCTGCACGCTTCCGCCGCCCTCAATCGCGACCAACGAGGCGCCTTTGCCTGCGGCCGTCGAAGCGAAATCGTCATAAATCCCGCTCGCCTCGAACATCGGGATTCCGACTTCAACGTCCTTATAATTGTCGTCGCTGTCGTAATAGCGAATGTCATACGTGCCGTTCTCGACATAGAAGCGCAGCATCCCGTTATCGTCCGACTTCGCGGCGTTATCCTTGCCTGAATCCGTAGAAATCGGAGTGCCGTTATTGTCAGCAAAGATGTCAACCGCCGTCCCGCTCGCGTCGAACAGGCGGACATAATAGCCGGGGAGCGCATCCCCGCTGCGATTGGTGACGGCATTGTAATATTTGAACATTTACGCCCCGCTATTGTTACGAAAGTTGACGAAAGCGACAGCGGACGCGGTGAGCCCTAGGCTGTCAGTGACGGTGCAGGTGAATTGGGCGTCCTCGTCAGACCCCGGCCCGAGAGCCATGGAGAATTTCGTGGTCGCGTTGGTGGGCGAGTAGATCGAAGCAGGCTGCCCGCTCGTCTGCGCCCATGAGTAGGAGAATGGAGCGGTTCCGCCCGTTACGAAGGCCGTGACATTGCCGGTCGTGACTGCGACCACCGAAGCCGACGTGACAGATGCGAATGACGATGCCGGGGAGACGGAAAGCGAGATCGGCGGCGCGAACAGGGCCACCGTGCGCAGTTCGTCGCCCTCCATGACCTTGACCGAGCGAATGGTGCGCAGCGTCCCGCCAAACATCACCTTGATTCCGGTGATTGGCCTAAGCACCCCTTCGTGCTTGATGGTGATGGTCACGACTCAATACTCGAAAAGAAAATCGCCGTTTTGCATCCCGCTTGGCGCGGAACCCCCAGACGCTTGAATGTATAAAAGCCCGCTGGTCTGCCCCGTGCTATTCCAGGCGAGCAAAGCCCCCTTACCGCTGCGGGTCGGCTGCCCCGTGAACGTGACGGCGCCCAAGGTCGTCGGGCTGGCCTGCGCTGCTACGGTGTCCGAAAGCTCGCGACCATCAGTCATAATCTGGCGGAACATGTTATTGATGCTCGCCAGCGATGTGCCATTTTCGGCCAGCGACAGCCCCGCAAGCGTCAGATTGTTTGCAGGCGTGAGGGAGTAAGACGAAAAGCTCATGGCTTCGCGTTCCTTTTTGTGTTAGCGATGTGGGATGGACGACGGCGGTATGGCCTATACAGCGATGACAATTGGCATCGCTGCGGCGCTAAGGGTCATCATCAAAGATTGGTGCGATAAGCGTAAGAAGAGATTCTTACTGCGAAAACTGCGGAAGCATCGAGAGGCCCGCCGTCGAGCCGAAAAGGCCCGCTTTGCGGCGCTGCTGCAAGATTTTGTTCCCAATAGCCCTTGCGGTCGCGCTGCGCCCGGTCAGTGCCTTTTGAGCGACTTTCGCGCCGGTTTTGGTCGAGAGCGCCAAAGCTAGACCGGCCAGAGGGGTTGAGACAAACGGATCGACACCCGCAATCGGTGCGAGCGCGCCAGCACCCGCAATGGTCGTGGGCAGGGCCATCGTCTGCATTGCAGCGAGACGATCAGCGGTCCCGCTGTTAGGAACCGCCGTTGGAAGAACCTGCTGCGCATCGCTCACAATCTCGCGGAACGGCTGCTGAGTGCCGGATTTCGCATATTTGCTTGCCGCAATGGCGTCATTCATCTGCGATGGAGTATAAATCTCCATCTCGCCAGAGCGCGAGCCATTGCGGGCGCGCTTCACCGCATCCTCAATCAGCCTGAAATTCCGATAAGCGGTGTTTGCCTGATCGAGATTAGCAACGACTTCGGGAGAGGCGTTGCGGGCGATGTTGCCCCTTAGGGCGTCCTGAACCGAGGAAAGCGCATCGCGATAATCCTGCTCGAACCCCGGCTTCTTCGCCTCTGCCTTATACCCCTTGAGGGACCGCATCGCTTGGCTGAAATTCTCCCCGGTCAGATTGCCGCTTTCAATGGCCGGGTTGATCCTGTTCGTCATCGCGGTAGTAAACCGCTCCGCATAATCAGGTGGTAATGCCTTACCCGCCGCGAGAGCGGCATCAAGCTCCTGGCGGAAAATGTCGTCAATGGGGACGTTCACGCCAGCGACAGAGTTTTCGATAGCGTTCGAAGCGGCGTTCAAGCCATCCTCGGCCCCTGCGTAACCAACCCTGTTCGGGACAAAGCCGATGGGCGCGCCAGCTTCCTTGCCAATCTCGCGGTTTACCTGCTCGAAAGCGTTAGTCAGGCGAGCGTTGTTGTTTGCCCCGACGAACGGCAAGCTATCAAGAGCGGTCACGAATTTCCCGCCCCACGTCTTGTTCCCAAGCAGAGCCGATAGGTTCAGGTCAATGCCGCGCTGCGAAAGGCGGTTTACGGCTTCGTTCGAGACGCCCCTAATCGCCCTGCCAGTCCCGCCAATGATGCCGGAACCGACCTTATTCCCGATACCCGCTGCGGCAGCACCCATGACAGCGCCGGTCGGGCCGTTTTCAAACCCGCCTCGCGTTGCGCCGTAAAGCATGTCGCCGCCGATGCCATTACCGCGAGTAAGCGCCTGCCCCGCCAAGGTCGCCGCCCTGCCCCCGGTTTGCGTAAGCGCAGTTCCCAGCTTGTTGATGCCATAGAGAGCGGCGAGATTCCCGCCAATGTCACCGATTGCCGATGAAAGAGGCATCGTGCGGCGCGAGGCAGCCATAACATCGGCGCCTTGGTCGCCCGCCATGTAGGCCGGAAGCCCGCCAGCCGCCGAGTTCAGGAAGTGCGTTGCCGTATTGCCAACTTGATAGCCTCCGGGGCTGAACGTGGCGACAGCGCCTAGCGCACGAGCGCCTGAACCGGACTTGGTGTCCGGGACCATTTCGTAATTCTCCCAGCCCTTGACCTGATCGGTGACGGGGCGCGAAGGATTCTGCGCGCGCCACCTTACAGCATAGTCAAGGACGCGCTTCTGTTCGGGGAACAGCCCCGGAAAGCCCACTTCCTGAAACCGCTTGTCACCATAAGCCAGAACCTCATTAAGAGGACGGCCAGCCTGCACCATCTGGAGAAGCTCCTGACCGGTTCCGGCAAGACGCGGATCGCGAACAAGGCCGTTGCCAGCCCCAGTCACGCCAGATTCATCCCCGACGCGCACTTGGTCGCCCATCGCGCCAGCGGATTGGGGAAGAACAGTAGGGCCGCCATTCTGAGGCGGGGTCGGGCCACCGCCCTGAGTCCCCCCTCCTTGTGCCGCATAGGCCGCCGGGAGGCCGTCATTGTTTGTCGCCTCAGGATCATACTGAGCGCCCCATTGCGCGGGAGCCTCGCCCATAGCCCTCAACGTCTGATCGACGCGACGGCGTAGGGCGCCGAGCTTTTCGGCAACTTGGCTATCGCTGTCCCAGCGGCTCGGCTGGTTTGCAGCCACGAAGCGAGCGGCGTCTGCGTCAGACTGCGAACCCAAGCCGGGAACCTTGAAGGCGGCAGTCCCCATATCTCCGAGCGCCGCGCCAGCGGTATCGAAGGCGCGATTGCCCTGCGTCGGGAAAACCTCAGCGATAGAGCCAAGACCAACGCCCTTTTGATACTGGTTGAAAAGCGACTCGATGTGATTGATCTGATCGACTACCGACCGGATGTTGGCGATGGTCTGCGGAGGGGGCGCGTTCGGAGATTTTACGCCGGGGATAGCCTCAGCGACAGGCTGTCCGTCCGCTCCCATGATGAGATTGCCGTTCGGGTCGCGGCGCCAGCGGTTTCCCGCTCCAGGATTGCCGTAACGTGCCGTCTCCGCATTGGCCTGCGCAGCCGCTGCGTTGGCCGCAGCGGTGGGAGCGGCATAGGGGGCCGTTGCCGCATCCACCTGATTGCTGATCTGCGAACCGCGCAAGTCCTCTCGCGCTTTAGGCGCCTCAAAACGCCGAGCAGGATCGGGCGGCTTGATCTGCATACCGCGCTGCTGGTTCACGTTGCCCAGCGAGGGCGCGCCGGTCCAAACCCCGTTTGCGTCAACGGGCCAAATGTTTCCGTCTTCGTCGATCATTTGCTGCATTTAGCGGCCCCTCAACATGCGCAAATTCTGCGCAACATAGTTTTGCGTCTCAGCGGGTAGTCTGCTCAGCCAATTGTCACCGTGGCGCTTCATCGCGCGGTCCACGCGAGTCGGCCCTGCATTAAAAGCAGCCCACATGGCTGACACGTCACCACCGTATTTCTTTTCCATGGCGCGGCGATATTCGCGCCCCAGTCGGTCAAGGTCGGTCGGAGTGCCGTTCCAAGGGCGGATGCCGAAGCCCGGATCACGCGCCGTCGCTGGCATCACCTGAAAGCGGCCCATTGCGCCTTTCGGAGAAACGGCGTTCGGATTGCCTCGGCTCTCGCTGTAGACCGTGATCTGATCCAAGCGATCAGCGGGGAAAGTTGCCAGTCGGGGTTGCCGACTGACCTCCGTATGGCTTGAGCTTGCCGACAGGGGCTTGCGGAGGCGTGAAGCCGCCAGCCGTTGCGCTACCGAACGTCCCGTCAGGGTTTACGTTGTTCGGGATCGGGATTGAGACAAGGCGCTGCGAACCATCGGGATCAGTCACGACTTGCTGCGTGTATTTCTGCGTCGGATCGCGAAACACAAGCGCGGGCTTGCCGTCACCGCCGATGCTCCAGCGGTTCCCGGCGTTGTCGTCGAAATAGGTAGGAGGCCGATTCTGCGCCTCGAACTGCTGCTTCCAGACCCAATCCTGCAACCCCTGCTGGCGCTGCTGCTCCTGCTGGCGCGCGGCATAGTCCATTGCCTGCTGACGCTGGCGCTGGGCTACCATGTTCGGGACGTAACTCGGCTCGCCACCGCCAGCGATCGACAGGCTGTCACCGACAACGCCAAGCAGCTTCTTCCAGTCGAAGCCGGGCTTATTCTGCTGCATTTGCGGTTCATGCATGGTCGGCTGCGTCATCGCTTGAGGAGCGCCGAAAATGCCGCGTTTCAGACCGGGAGAAATGGGCATGCTTCAGCCTCCCATCGCATAGGCTTGTGCGGCATTGGCCGCCATTTGCGCGAGGACGCTGCCAAGGCTCGACGATTGTTTCGTCGTGGTATAATTGCCGAGCAACCCGCCAATCGAACTGCCATAGCCAGCCGCGGCACGAATAGGCGCCTGCATCGCGTCATATGCCTGGAATGCCGGATCGAGCAGGCCGTTTTGCGATGCGACAAGGCCAGGAACCTGCGATACAGCCTGCCCCATGCGGTCGCGCTCGGTGTTGTAGTTGTTGAACCGAAGGCCGGTGCTGTTCTTGGCAAGTTCGCGGGCGATAATCCCGGCATAATCCGAGCCGCCCGTAAGGCCGCGCGTTCCGAGCGATGCTGAGACGCCATTTTGCACGTCGTTCCCGGTCATGTCGATCATCTGTTGAAGATATGGGTTGCCTTCGTTCAGATATTTGCCGCTCAGAACGTCTGTCGTGTAGCCGCGCGCCGCATCAATGGCAGGATCGCCAGCATTATACCGCGCCAGAACGCTATCGAGGATGCCCCCGAACTTCTGCGCTCCCTGCTGCAAACCCGGAGCAGCCTGATTGTAGGCGCCAGTGACAGCGTTCGCCGCGCCCTCAATCTGCTGACTGTAGACCGGCTTTGTGGTCGTTTTCTTGCTCGACAGGCCCATTACAAAACCTTCCTGATAGTCACTTGGTTCATCTCATATTCCAGCTTGCCAAGCACCTTGGCCCAACCCGGTCGGCTGGAAATCGTCGCAAAGGCGCATCCCAATGAGCGCCCCCATTCCTCCGCCTCTCCGATCAGGCCGACAATCTCGCCAAGCTCTCCAGCGGCGAACATGCCGTGCAATTCCAACGCTCCCGATGGATAGGGCTTCAACTCGACCGCGATGATTGCATTGTCAGTGAAGAACACCCGGAAGTGTCCCGACCAAATCTGCGCATCGACCCATTCCATCGGATAAAGCGCAGGATCGACGATTTGCTCAATTTCGCCCCTGAATTTCAGGTACGCTTCAAACTCTCTCACGCCGCGAAGCTATCCATAAATGGGCGCCACATGCGGGATTCGCTCGAACCGCTGCGCTGATAGGCAAAACCACCGAGCGGGATTGTGCCTGCCACGTCACCGCTGATTGCAGGAAGCGAAACCGAACCAGTCGCCGTCCCCGAAAGCGTTAGAGAACTGCTCGTAACCCCCTTGATTGCCACCGCGCCGGTTGACGACCCGGTGAAGCTGATAGATCCAGAAGCCGTCTCGACCGCGAGGGTCAGCAAGTCACCGCTTGCCCGACCGCTCGACGTGAAGTCAGGCGAAACCGAACCTGTCCCGCCTACCGCTGTTGACTTGCCCACATAGGTCGGGCCAGCGTAAGTAGGGCCGCCGCCGCCACCAGCATCGACCGAATAGGTAACGCCGTCAGCGAATCCGCCTCCGACTGGCGTTACTGGATATTGAGTGGTGTCCGTCCCGGAATCATAGGTTCCGGTTCCGACTGCCCAAGAGACACCATCAACCGTAATAGATGACAGAAGCGTCGTGCTTTGATTGCCGACAAACCCGATGGCCGATCCGCCAGTGCTGGTATAGAAAAAATCGAGCGTTTGCCCTGCTACTGGCTCCCCTGTAATCGACCCCATTGAGGGAAAGACAGAGGAACCTGATCGGACATAGCCGAACAGTGCGCTAAAATAGTTCCCGGCCTGTAGGTTGATAGCCACGGCCTAGAAAACCTTATGCGCCGCCAGCGGTCAGCGTAAAGCCGGTAATCGTGACAGCCTGACCACTTGCGATAGACGTGTTATCCAGCGTCATATCACCGCCGCCGCCAGTCGCCGTCACCGTCCCCTGAATATGTGCCGTCGTTCCGTCGCTCGCATAAATGCGGAAATGGCCCGCGGTTCCGGTCGCGTCGGCGCTCGTGTCCTCCCACGTCCCCGACTTCGACTTGCTGCCGCCCGATGCAGCCGCGAGCCAGTCAGACGGAAGCGAGAGTGTCGCCAGAACCGTGCCGCTATCAGCCGTGCCGACATTGGCAGGGGCGGAACCAGAACGAATCTTGAGAACCGCGCTTGTGCTGATCGCAGTCTCGATGGCGTCCAGCGCGGCATTTCGCGCGGACGTGCTGAATTGAAAAGCCAAAGCCTTACTCCTCGATTATACCATTGATGTTGAAAGCCACGTCGCCCGTGTCAGAATAGGCGCGCAGGACATCGCCCCCGCCCACGGTGAACTTGCTTGTTACCCGCGTGTCTCCACCCGCAAGGGACAGGTCGAACAACATATACTGCTCGTCAGCATCCACGGCTCCAGCCGCCGCCAGAGACAAGCGAATAAGAGCCGTCGAACCGCGATTGCAGGCAATAACCTGAACCGTTCCCCTCTGAGCATCTGGCACCGTGTAAACATCGGTCAGCGTCGTCGCGGCGGGAACATCCTGCGCTAGAGCGCCCCAAGTGTCGCTCATGCCAGAAACCAAATCTTCGCACGGCTAGGCACAGCAGCAATCTGCTTGCCCTGCTCTTTCACCACCTGAGAGACAAGGCGCGGCCAGTCCTTGCGCTGGCTCGTTTCGGGAATGACCTTCATCGCGCACCCCCTGCATCCAACTCATATTCAAGCGCGCGGATATATTGCCAGCGCGTCCCAGCCGGGATCGTCAGCCGCGTGGCAACATACTTTCCCGAACCGCGAACCGGCATGATGCCGCTGTCACGAATGGCGCCCGCCGTTTTCAGATTCTCGCCGTCGCCTAGGCGCTGCCGCACGTCCAGAACGCAGCTTGCCGTCGTCATGTCGCCAACAGGGCGAACAGACCGAAGCCGCGCCACGCTGTCCTTCACGAACTCGACAAAGCCCACCCAGATTTTTGATTGCAGCGTTTCGCCTTCCATCGTGCCTATCTGATCGTCCTGCACGACAAACAACCGCGGCGCACCGCCCGAAAAGCGCGGATCGTCCACGGTGTAGCTAACCGCATCAATGTCTGTGATTCCGGTGTTGTCGGTATCGACAGACGAGGTGTAGCCAGAGAACAGCCCGCCGCAGTTGAACGTCGCGGTTGACCATTCTTGGAGCGTCCAATTGTAAATCCACACCTTGCCGGGGACGCCGGGAAGCATCCACCACACAAGCGTCCGGCGCGGGTCTACAGCCGCGTAAATGCGGTTCCAGTCGTCTCGCGGCACTTCCGACTGAAAGCTGCGATCAACCTTCTCGTTCCCGATAGGGTTCGGAATCTGCCCCGCCTCGCATGCCATGAAGCCACGATCAGAGAGGAAAAACACAAGATTGCCCGCTTGAGCGATCGATCCCTTGGACGCGCAGCCGATATTCGGCGTGATCTCGTCGAACTGAAACGGCGCGTCAGCATCCCCCGTCAGCGACATGCGCACCATGCGCTCGCGCTGGAGGATGACTCCATATTCACCACCGGCCACCCCCATGACCTCGCCGCCCTTCAACATGGGCTGGAAACCGCTTTGATTTTCGCGCGGCGTCCATTGCGTGTGGTTGTTGAAGCCAGACCACTGGACCTTCAGAATATCGCCACCGGCCTGCCCGATGACGACATGGGCGCCAATTACCGCAATGCTCGTCCCGCTCGGCGCTCCGGTCAAATCCCCTGCCGTCCCTTCGTTCAGGTCGATTGCTTGCGTCGTTCCGCCATTGACGGCTATCACGTTGTCGCTGAACTGGACGAACTGCCAACGCTCGGCAATCGTCAGGCTGTCCAGAAGGTCAACCCATCCGCCCGCAGAATAGCGCGAGAGCGTCGAAGCCGTTCCAGCCAGAAGATAGCTCGTCCCACCCGTAGAGATGAACGCCCCGCCGCCCTGAAACGTGTCAGGAAGCGCGTCAGAGCCGCTCAGGAACGCACGGACTGGCCTGTAGCCATCAATCGCACGATAGACGTTCTCTGCTACCGACAAGACCCCGCTGTTGATTGACTGGTCCGGCACATATGCCGGGAGATCAATACGCTGGAACATAGGGCCAGTGGTAACGGGTCATGGTGATGCCGGGATCGAGCGCGAGCGGCGCCCGGTTCGCCGGGTCTGGATAAGCCTCAAGTGCCTCCGATAGCGCCTGCTCGAAAATGTCCTTCATCAAGGACGCCTTTTCGATGTCCGGCATTGCCCGGTAAGCGTAATAGAGCGCGCCATCGAGATACACGTCGGGATGATCGCGAAGCATCCAGTTGCTCTGATTGTCCTCCGACAACGCGGGCAGTTTCTGGAAATAATAGAGCGTCCCGGTCAATTCACGCGACTGAGCAGGCCAAAAGCGCAGCGTCTGGTCGTTCATCGTGAAAAAGTGCGGATAATAGCCGCTGCTGTCCGTCGCCGGATAATCGTTCACGCGGCTATCGTTGAATAGCTGATACGCGGAGATATTCTCGCGCTCGACGAAGCTCACTTCCTGACGGTTGACGCCATCGGTAAGCTCAAGCGCATACGGGCGAACCATGTCAGACGGTCCGACTGCCGTTTCCCCGGTGAAGGTAAGCGATGTAGAGGTTTGCATCGGCGCGACAGGGCGAATTGCCAGCGCGCGGCGGATGCGGGATTCAGCGCGGCGGATATAGGCGCCAAGCTGCGACGAACTGGCCTTACCGTCCGTTTCCTCGGTGATATAGTCCTTGAGCGTGGACCAGCTATCGATTTCGCCCTCTAGCGAGGTATCAATTACAATCGTCATCCGCGCCCTCCAGAAAAAGGAAGGGGCGAGGTCTCCCCCGCCCCGACCGTTTTACGCAGCGCCGCTGGCGCGGGTCGCGAGACGCGGATCGATCGCCTTGGTCCCGTAAAGGATGTCAAGACGCCATGCCGACGTGTCGCTCGTTCCCGTGTAATACGGGATCAGGCGGACGCTGGTGCCCTTGTAGCTCTGACGCGACACCTCGACCGCACCCGGAGGCTCAATCATCGGGACCATCGCGAGCGCAAAGGCATTCTTGTGGAACATCAGGTTCTGGCGATAGCCCGTGCCACCAGTGCCGACGACAGTGATGTCGGCATTATCAGCCGGGGTTGCCGAGACGTTCTGGAACGCACCCGACGAGATAATCGCCGGATAGATCGTCAGGGCAGCCGGGCCAGTCGTAGCGCCCGAATCTGCATCGGCAGTCACGACGAACTGCTTGAGGAACGGAAGCGTTGCCTTCGTCACCGGGTTGACGGCATAGACACCGGCAATGGTGAACACGTCGCCAGCCTTGAGGATGCCGGTCGTCGAGTTGGTCCAGCCGTCGGTGTTGAGGGTCTGCGTCATCGAGTCCTTGACCGTTGCATAGGTCGAGTTCTGCGAGCCGCCGTTGACCTTCGGGGTGCCAGTCGCAACGCCAACAGTGTGCGTCGGGACGTTCTGCGCCATGAAGGTATCGACACCACCGATCATGCCGAGTGAGCCATTGCGATAGGCGCCCTTCGCCACATCCTGCATGTAAAGCGCAGTCTGCGAGCCAAGCAGGCCCCAATGGTCAGCAGGCGACAGAACGGCCGAACGGTCAGCGGTGGGAACCGCATATTCGTCCAGGCGCTGCGTTCCAGCCGCGAAGTCGGCATAGCTGTTGATCGTCTGCCCCGGAGTGCCAACCCAATTCGGCACCTGCTTGTAAAGGGCATGAACGTCGGCATCGACCTGGTTGGCGAGCTGCACCATCGCAGGCTTGATGACGCGCTCCGACAGGTCCTTGATGTTCAGGGTCAGTTCCTGCGAGGTGAACACGAAGTCCACACCCTTCTGCTTGTTGACCGTGATCGAGGTCGTGCCTTCGACAACGTCCTGATTGCTCACGTTCGCACCATCGCGAACCGTGAAGTCAGTCGGGCGCTTGATCGAGACAGTCGAACCGGCCTGATAGCCGTTCATGGCGTTGCCGAATTCGCTTTCAAGGCCACGGTGGACCTGCTTCGCCATGATGAGGTTGTTGTCGAGAACCATCAGCGCCTCTTTGGCGATGACGTCAATCTTAAGAACGGAATTACTCATTGTGAAAATCCATCTAAGGGACGCGGCGCCTCACGACGCGGAGTCTTGTTGGTTCAGATAAGCCCTTGATTGCGCGCGGTGATATATTCTTCCATCGACATATCTTCCGCGGCCTTTGAGGCTTGAGCGACACCACCGACGCGAGCCGATGGGTTGCCAGCCTGCGCCGCCTTCATCTTGGCGGCCTGCGACTGGCGCTGAGCGAACTTTCGACCGATGTCCGCGTAGTGGAGAATCTTGTATTGCGCCGCGCTGTCGATCTGCTCGACAAATTCCTGAGGAATGCCGAGTTCTACTGCGAGCGTCTCCAACTCCGTCCTGCGCTGATCGGTGAATTTCGGAATTGATTTCGATGCTTCGGCAATAGCCGCTTCATGTCGCTTGGCCGTCTCGGCTGCTTCATGCTGCTCCTGTTGCGTCTGCTTTTCCATGATGTGGTTTTCGAGCGCCGCCGCTCGGTTCTGCTTGTTGATTAGCAAAGCCTCTGCGCGTTCGATCTGCTCCGCCGTCCATCCGCTGATGTCAGCCCGTTGTAGCTGAACGATCTCGCTTTGGAGGCCGAGTAATTCGGCGGTTTCGACAATCGAACTCCCTGCCGCCGAAATTACGGTTCGCTGCTGCTCCAGCTCACGGCGCTGGTTAGCAACTTCCGTCGTCTTTTTGGTGTAATCAGCCTGCCGAAGAATTGCATCTTTCAGCTTGGTTGGCACCTTGAAGGTTTCACCCTCATATTCGACTTCCGCCTCATCGGGTCCGGTTGCCTCGGGTTCTGCTACCAGTTCCTCAAGATCGTCCAATGCGCTTTCGTCGCCCTCGGCGGGGGTGTTAGCTTCCGCTGCCTGCTCTTTCGGCGCGTCGAGGCTGACAATATCTTGTTCCTCGGGTCGCGCGTCGGTAGCCGGTTCAGCCGGATTGGCTGCCGTATCTTCAATCTCCATGTTGTCCTCGGGAGTTTAGGCGCCCATTTGCTCCGGCTCCGGTTGCCCGGTTGGCCCGCTGAATGAGCCTTCCCCTTGGGGAAGATCGTTAGGCGATAGCAAGTCATGCAGCGTCTGCATCACAATCGCCTGAATCTCGGTAGGCCCCATCGCCTGCTGTGTCGCCTGCAAGCGGTCTGTTTCCGCCTTGTAGCGGTCAACTTCGACCTTTGCGGCGTCAATGCCGTGCTTGCTTTCTGCCTCTTGCAGACGCTGGCCAAGTTCCTGGATAGCCTGCGCCATCTGTTGAATCTGCTGTTGCGCCTCAGGCGGGATGCCACCCGTTTCGTCATCGCGGACGCCCGGGGGAAGCATCTTTTCGAGACGCTTGGCGATCTCGTCTGCTCCCGGCCAGTCAAGGTTCTTCGCCAGTAGGTCGCCAATGATCGGCGCAGCATCCGGGTAAGACCGGATAAGCTCGATCATCTGCGTTGCGGCTTCTTCGCGCTTGGTCGTGAACGACGGGCCAGACGTGACCGCAAGATCATAGCGGCCGACACGCAAGTCATGAATACGGATCGCCGCATCACGGTTTTCCTGCGCTTCGTTTTCATCCGGCTCCTGATTGACTTTCACGGTCTGCGGCTTGCCGTCTTCGCCCAAAATGCGGACAATGCGCGGCGTCGAATAGACCTTCGGGATAAGGTCGATGATGACCTTACCAGTATGACGAATGGCGCGCGTCAGGTTGTCGATGAAGTGGAACGTCGAGACATCACCCTCGCGCTGGCGAGCCTGAATGGCCCTGCCGCTCGTCTCGTTCGATCTTGCGCCCAAGGAAGCATCATAGACACCCGTAATGGCCTTGATGTCGTCAGAAGCGTTTAACGCCTCCTGCAATGCCCCAGCCGGGACGCCAGCGAACTCCTGACGCTGCGGGGCAGGTTGCCCCTTCTTGTATTCGATGAACGCATGGCTTGCCGTGTTGGCCGTTGCCCACTTTTGCGGGTCAACGCTGAACGCACCTTCCTCACCGATAAACGGAGCCTTCGGGGCAAGCGCGACAAGCTCGGTCGCCGCGGTGCGCCAGAAGTTATACATCTGGTTCGACTCTTTGGCATCGCGGATCAGCGAACGAAAATGGCGATTACCCTCGAAAATCACCTCGTCGCCATAGACCGGGATGATCGGAATGAACGTGCCGGGCCATTCCTCAGTTTCCAGAACCTCTGCCCCGGTAATGAGATATTTCGTTACCTTGCAGCACTTGACCGGACGCGGCTGCGTCACAGCCTCAATCGTCGGATCGTCCTTTTGCAGCTTCTGGAAGTCGGCCACCGGCATGATTGTGACTTCGTTCTCGGTCTGCACACCGATGACCAGCTTGGTCGTTTCTTCCCGCTTCCAATACTCGGCCACCATGACAGCCGTATCGGTGCGCCATTGCCCCTCGATGCCCTGCCACGCCTCCGCGCCAAAGTCGGTCATCTTGGCATTGGGGTATTTGCGCTTGAACTCCTTGTGCGGGACCATCTCGACAACGAAAGAGCGCATCCAGTCCGAGCTATCGACAGCCGTGCTATCAGGGTCGCCGTAAACCGAAAACTGGTTGGCAACGCGCTTGATGCAGATGTCCTGCTCAAACAGCTCGACCCCGGCGTTCTCAAGATCGCCCGGCGCTTCGCCATAGGCGTAATCAAGGTCAACGCGCCAATATCCGAACCCGCCAGACACGGCTGCGTCGATTGCCGTATCATAGGCTCCATCTGCATTGCTGGTCTGCTCAATATTGCGGATCAGGCCAGAGATAACCTCAGCAGTTTCAATATCCGCCTTGTCGTCTTTCGGCAGCACCTTGATGCTCGGACGATTCTGGCGCGCATCATTGACAACCTGACGGATGACGGGGCCTAGCTTGTTGAACGTCAGGCACGGACGACGCTCGCGAAGGCGCTGCTTCTCGATCTGCCGCGGCCACTGACGCGACAAGCGGGCGAACTCGATATCCTCGCGCGCCTCGCGGCGGTTCACGATCTCATAATCATAAGCGCGCTGGAAAGCCTCGCGCGCTTCCTTGAGGATGTCGGCGTCACTCATGCGGCAGACCTCACATCCTCTATGCGAACAGGAATCGCAGCCTTGGCAATCGCGGCCAGCAGCTTCCCATCATCCGAAAAATCATCTTGACGCATGTCGAACCCGCCAATCCCCTTGGCGTCGATACGCACCATGTCCTTGTAATAGTGGACGACACGCACACCATTGCGATAGGGAGGAAGATAAGTCATCCAAGCCATCCCCCTGCCCCGCCAAAGCCTTGATCGAAGCTCTCTTCGACCTTTTGCCTCGGCTCCTCGTAAACACAGCACATCATCCCGAAGGCGTCCGCGCTGTGGCTGTTTCCGTCATGGTTCGGGCCAAGCCCTATCTTGCGCTTCTCGTCGCGCTTCTCATGGTAAGCCGCGATGGCCTTCAACCCGCCAGCGCATTTCGTCTCGTCGATCCAGATGCGGTTGAACTGCTCGCGCACCTTTTCGACACGCTGCATCGCCGCGCCGCGCCCCTGATTGGGGACAACCTCAACGTCGTAACCCGCGTCCTCGAATGACTTACGGTAGCTTGTGTCAATCGTGCGCTCTTGCTGCTCGCCGTCGTGCGGAAGCCATATCTTGGCCCTGCCCGGCAAATACCCCTGCGTCCGTAGCCAGTTCAGGTGATGACCGATCGATTGCCCCTGAACCTCGTAATGGTTCACACAGCGGATTGTCAGCCCGACGAACTGCACAGCCCAAAAGACGAAGTTATCTGCCTTCGCCCCGGTTCCGCCGATATCAGCGAACAGATGCACCACCATGTGCGCATCCTCAGGGATGGTCGTAATCCGTCCTTGCTCGCGCGCTGTCGTCAGATGCGACGTGAAATAAGCCCCCTCAAAGTGCGTCTTGTATGCCCCGCCCCAAATATGGTCATAGCTATGCGGGCGCTTTTCCCTGTCGTTAAGGCGCTCTTGCTCAAGCACGTCAGGGAACCACGGATTGTCGCTGTAATTCATCTCGACAATCTTGGCGCCCGTAGGCGGGTCTTTCCTGAACCGCTCGTCCGTCGCACTTCCATCTGTCTCAGGGTTCCACGTTACCCAAATCTCCGATCCATCCTCGCGGACAGTCGGAATAAGCTTTTCCCATGCCGTCTCGGTAATCGGCTCGGCCTCGTCAGCCCAACAAAGCAGGATGCGAGACTTCGACTTGATGCTGTCCAGGTTATGTCGCAAGCCCATAAAGGCAAACTCAACCCGTCGGCAAACCGTCCGTATGAACTTCTCGCCAATCTCGAAATGCTCGGCAAGCCATGGCTCCGAGCGAATAGCCGCCTTGATCTCGGCCATCGAACTTTCTTCCAGCGAGTTCATGAACTCACGGACGCAGAGGATTATCCCCTCCTTGCCAGCCTGCGCGCATCGGTGCGCATGGATCGCCGCCATCTTCGCGAAGCTGCGGGTCTTTGCCGAGCCGCGACCACCATAGGCCCCTCGGTATCTTGCCTCGCCAGTGAATACCGGAATCAGCTTCGGAGGAAGCTGGACCTTAACCTTCATCCGGGCCGACTAGGCGAATCTCGGTGATCTTGACCGGTCCGCCGTCCTCGTCACCAGCAATGACAGTCGTTGCCTTGCCGTAGCCTCGGTCAAGAATCTCTTTGGCCGCTGCCACCTTCGCCGCGTCCGTCTCTCCATCGCGGAGAATGCCGACAAGCGCCTCAACGGCTTCTTCGGTATACTGCCGCGCGATGTCACGGAGCGCAGCCGTTGCCTTGTTGGGCGTTCCTTTTTGGCGCCCGCCAGTCTTGGGGGTGCCGGGTTTGCGTCCGGCCATATCTGTTCCAATCTGTCTTAGAAATTAGCGTTTGCGAATATAACCCCGCCATCGCGTCAGTGCCGACCGCGCGCTGCATCATGCCTTGCGAAAGGTGCGTCGGGTGCGGATGGCGGGGAACCAGCGCGGAAAGGAGAAAACGCGCCGGAAATGAAAAGGGGCCGCCGAGCGGTTAAGCTGGCGACCCTTGAAAGACGCGGCGATTGTGCTTCGATGAGAGGCCCGCCACGTGCGATTGTGTTAATCTCGTCATGGCGCAATTCGCCACGTTCAATTAATCCGCCCGTAGCATATCAGCGATGCCGTGTCAAGCGGCCTTCAATGCCTCAATGCCCTCTTTCAAAAGCTCTTCGTCCATTCGGTATGGCTTGCAAGATTCGCGAGGTTCACGGCCCTGCCTCTTCGCCTCGATCTTCTCGAACTCCCAAATCAAAAGCCGATCCAGCCAAGCGGGGCCGCTGTCCGAGTAATCACCTATGACAAGGCCATCAAACGCAAGACTCCTCATCTGCGTCTTTCGTCCACAGCTCAAAGCATCAAACATGCGGCGCTCCCGTGCAAGCTGGCCGTCTGGATCAAGGTCAATGGACATGACCCCGCCGACACCGTGATTCAGCGCGCAACGCATGTTAAATTTCGTCTGCGCTTCCGTGGTCGCCATGCGAACCTTTTTGATTGTGCGCGCCTTACTCACGAGACTTTGCCCCTCCTCGCCAAGCAACCCCATTCGGTATGCGCGCCCAATTGCGTCCGCGCCGTCGCTACCGAACAATTCCTGCTTCACCCTGGTTTTATCATTTCCGTGATCGCGCATCTGGACAGGACGCAACTTGCCCTTCTTGTCGCGCGGCCCGACCTTCCTAGGCCTCCCCCGTTTTGCCATTATGCCATGCCCTCGCTCATTCCTGTTTCTCCCGTTGATTTTTCTCAAGCTGGCGCACCACAAATGCTTCAAGGCTGGAAACCGGAATCCTGGTCGCGCGTCCGATTTTGAAAGTTTCGATTTCGCGCGCGGCGATTAATTCATATCCCTTGCTCTTGCTGACTCCGATCATTCGGAAACCGTCAAGGGCAGGAACGGCAATCGGTTTTACTGTCATCTCAATTCTCCTTCTCTCGTTTGACCGCCACGATGTCCCAATCGTAATCACGGTCTGACCAATTCCATTTGGAAGCTGGAAGCGCCTCCTTGCTCACGATCCCGTTCCTAAAACGCACCCTCAGGGGTGTCTCCTGTGCGGGGTGGGCGCCATTTGGT